AATGAACTTGCTGTGAATAGGTGTCAGACGAATCATCAGGCAATGCAGCACGCACAAGCGTTGTGACTCTGACGCGCATTGACCAATCCAGCTTGTCAAAGAAGTTGGTGTCAGTCGGCTGATCGTTAACAGGCTCAACAATTACAGCGGGCACTTCACCGCGTGCAAGTGGCTCAACACGGCTGCGATACACCGTCGCACCTGAGATTGCATCAAGATTAGCTTTGATACGGGTCAGGATCAGCTCGCGCCTTGTGTCAGCCATAGTTATGCGGCAGCGATTTGAAACACGTTACAAACAACACTTGGACGTGTTGGGCGGGCATATGGGCTGGCGATTGCAGCGCCTGCACTTAGCGTCACCTGCGCATCACTCGGAGCCCACATGATTTCAATGTAATCTTCTGCTTGCAACAAAAGAGTGTGGTCAATCAGCAAATTATTGTTACCAGCCACGCCACCGTGACTTTCAATCACACTGCAAGTGTTAGTCGTCAATGCCAAGTTACCGCTTGCATCATTGTTGTTTTTGCGCAACCAAAAATGCGCATCATGAATCTGCGTGTCAGCATTCTTAACTTGCAAGTTGATCTCAAAAACATAGACGCCAGGCTGAGCCACGACAAGCTGGCTGCTTGACTCCAGCCGCACGCCGTCACCGTCTGCATTATGTTTATTAAACGTCACTTCCGTCGGCACGTTTGCAGTGGTGCTTTGATCGACATCACTTGAAAACTCGCCCCAGTGTCCAGGACTGCCGTAGTAATGCAACTTATTCCACCGTGTCTTCCCGTCTCCGACCTTTTCGTTGCCAGTGTCGGATTCAAAAGCAATTTCACCAGCTAATAGGACTGGATTTCGTGCGGTCCAATTTGCGCGATAATCGATCTTCTGAAGTGTCATGGCTCAATCCTTGCTCAATAACAGTTCAGAAAACAGGCCATCATCAACAGGCCGATTTTCACGCACCGTATAGGCAGCGGAATCAACAGTAATAGACGTGCCGCGAGCAGCGTTGCTGACATCAGAAGTTTTTGCAGTTAGCAAATACTCCCGTGACAATGCAACACCACCCGCGATCACATCCATCGGTGAATCGAGGATACCCTTGAATTCTGCGCCGGCGCCAATTTGGCACGGTACAGCAAATTCGCTGAGGCTCAGATAAGCAAGGGTATCGTCAATCATCAGCCGTACTTCTTAGAAGCAAGGGCGACGACAGAAACAGCGCCAGCGCCAGTACCACCAGCAACGGTGATGCTGAGCTTGACGAAACGCTTCATGTCGTTGGTGTTCACGCTGATCTTCTCCACCAGAGCCGTGTTGGCATCAGTGGTGGTGAACGCGCCGCCGGTCACATCAGTGTAAGTACCACCAGAAGTGTCGGACTCCTGCAGCTTCACAGCGTAGGTGATGGAAGCACCACCAGCCTCAGCGTCAAGCACAACGGCCATTTCGCCTTCGTAGTCTTCCAAGTCAACGGCAGAGCCAAGACCAGTGGTCGTGACAACGTCGTTGGGCAGAAGACTCAGAACAAAGGTCTTGTCTCCGAGATTGTGGATCATGGGTTTACTCCTTGAAAATTAAAAGGGTGATCAGAGAGTGTTGTTACCGCGAGAGAAGCTCTCAGGGTGACGAACTGCCATGTCCACATCTTGCATGGCCACCACGCGAACAGTTCCGCTGGTGCTGTGGGTATAAGGATCAACAGTCAGATCCAGGCCGGAGAAGTAACCGATCAGCAGGTCAGCGAAGTTGCCGAACCACAGATCGTTGCTTGCCACTTGGTTGCTCACCAGACCGCGATAGCCGTTGACTTCGTCACCTTCATAGATGAACATGCCAGACCCAGAGTCCTTGACGGCAGTCTTCAGAGCACCGCGCATTGCAGCGTTCATCAGATACACAGGAGTGCCGAGCAGGGCGTTAGCGCCAGCCACGTCAGATTCCAGAGCAACCACTTCGGCGAAGGTCGGTGTGTTGGCGGCGAAATCTTCGGTCAGCACACCAGTGGTGTTCTTCAGGCCCAGAGGCTCAGAGTTGGTGCCGGTGCCATACAGACCGCTGTAATCGATCTTGAGTGCCAGGACAGCAGCAAGATCACGGCGAACCATGTTCTCAACGTCGATGCTGGACTGAATCAGCAGGCGACGGCTGTAGTCGTTGTAGGCAGCCACGGTGCGAGGCATCATGGTCACCTGATCCACAGTCTGCTGAGACTCGGTAGGTGAACCGGATTCAGCCACCCAGTAGGCAGTGGCAGCACCGTTTTGACGCGGGATAGCAACGTTGCCGGTCAGGCCGGTCAGCACGGTTGCACCAGCTTGATCCAGTGCAGATGAGTTGCGCAGGATGTCGATGAAGGAGCCAGCCTGCAGCTCAGTGGCGACCAAGTTACCGGCAGAAGCAGCGGAACCAACAGTCAGGTCGCGGGTGAGCACTTCCTGAGGAATGGTGATGCCACGGGACTGACGGCCAAGTTTGGCAGCAGCAGCTTCAGAAGCTTCAATTTCAAAGCCAGCAGCTTCGCGTGCAGCACGGTCAGCAGGATTGGCTAGGTAGCTGATAGCGCGTACCCAAGAGAAAGAGCGAGCTTCCTTTTCAGACAGCCCGATCTCAGCAGCGGTGTTGTCCACCGGCTTGATTTCAGATCCCATTTGATCAATAAGAGCAGAGCGGAGTTCGTCAAGCCCGCGTGAATTCATAACGAACTCTTCAGCAAGCTCGGCGTTGTTAGTGCGCTTACCAAGGGCAAGCATCTCAGAAACTTCCTTAGCCTTGGCCTCAGCGGCCTCAGCACGAAGAAGCTCCAGATCTGGAGTTTGTTCTTCCATGACAGGAGAAGATGTGGTGTTTACGGGTGAGGCCGTAGATACAGTCTCATTGTGAGTGAAACTGCGACCAATGCCAACAGTTTGATCCGCTGGCACGGTCACCAGCGAAATTTCAAAAGGTTGGTAGGAAGTAGCGCGATACGTTGTGGGAGACGTAGTGCGATCTTCCTCCATATCGTTAATTTTATAGCCAAAACTTACGTTGCGAATAATTCGATCTTTGATTAGATCTTGCATCTCGCGACCAAGTTCATTATTGGCAAGCTTTACTTTTGCGTAACCACGCTTGTCTTTGATGTATGCACGCTCAACAACACCAACGATCTTGTCAGCATCATGCTGATAAAGAAGCGGCGCACCATCATTTAATCGCGACAGATCCATCGCGTCCTCTGACATCATCAGAACCTCACTGCCGAAGTAACGCTCAACAGGCTCTTCAGAAGCAAAAGGAAACTCAAGAGTGCGATCGTCCTCAGCGTAAAACTCAGTACTATGCGCACGAAGAAGTTTTGCGTTTTCATACATGCGGATTGCTGCAATTTTCGTCAAAGTGCTAAATTTGTGCCCAACTTGACGGTCAGTCGCCTCACCATCACGGTACAAGGTGATTAGCGCAGCAGGATCCTCTGCAGTGCCAGTTATGGTAAAAGACGAATCAGGGACATCAATCGTCCCGTCGCGCTCAACACGAACAATGCGTCCGCGAGCAGTGCCGCCAGAAGAATTCCAGCTAACAAAGTCACCAACTTTGAGTGCATCAGGCTCAGCACGATTCATGCTCTCCTCATCGTCAATTTGTTCTTCTATTGAATCATATTTACGATCGCGTGCATTCTTAATTGCATTAGCCTTGGAATCACTCCACGACTTACCGGCATCGCCTCCCCATGCAGCCCACGCCACGCGGCCTTTGCTGGGATAGCCTTCCTCGCCAGACGAAAATCCCTTGCCCTTTTTGTCAACTTCATGGCGGGCGAACCAAGCTGACATCGTGATCACAGTGTCAGGCGACATTTCATCACCTGACAAGATTTGAGACGCACGAGTCGCAGCATCATCAGTGCCGCCTGCCTTGCCTTCTTTCTTCCACGTTCGATAACGCTCAGCCTCTTCCTTCATCCCGCCAGTTGGCTTCAGGTTAATCTCAGTGCCGTTGACGTTGGCCATCAGGATTCCTCCTCGTGGATTTCAGGGTGAGCCGTTTCTTCAGGCGGCGGGTTTTGAGATTGGCCTGCCTTGTCAACTGCACTAGGGTCAGAATCCAGAACAATGCCAAGCTCATCCATTGTGGCAAGCTCATGCTGTCTCTGCCTCATGGTTTCTTCAAAGTCACCGCCGTGCAAAGCGATAACTTGTGACAATGTCATGATGCCACTGCGAATCAAGGATTTATAGGCTTCTGCTTCTTTTTGCGGATCTACAAATTGAGCGGCAGGTGCAACCCACTTTGACTCGTAATAACGGTCAGGGTCCATGTCGTAGCCAGGCACGCGCAGCTCACCAGCCAACACGGCCATGTCCATCCATTTCTCGTACACCGGCTGACACAGGCGCTCGATGATGTACTGCTGCAACGCGCGATAGTGTGCGCGAGTCTCAATCAACTCAAGACGAGTCGAGCTGTAGTTTGACTGCGAGAAGTCACTACTCACTTGCGTGTAGCTGCACCCGACGCCGGACGCGACGGCACGCAACATCTGCGCAACAAAAGGCGTAAAAGCATCATCTGGCCGCTGAGGTGAGAAGAACTGCATCTCTTCACCCGGTGCGAGACGGCGGATGCTGCCAGGAGCGAAGTCCAGCACCGACTGATCTTCAAACGTGCCATCCTCAA